GAGGAAAAAAGGATGGCGACTTTTTACAAACTAAACGACTCAGGCGAGTACACAGAAGCTGACAACGATGTGGAGGATTTATTCCGGAGCAGATCTGACGAGATCATCAGGAAGAAACTCGAAAAGGCTAGAGAGCGAGAAACGGATAAGATTCGCGCCGAGATTGAAGAAGAAGTGCGTGCAAATGCACTTGAAACTATCAAGAGCGAGCTTAGAACGGAGATCGAATCTGAGTACAAACCAAAATTAGAGGAATCGGAAGCGAAAGCACAGCAACTAGATATAGCGCTTCGTAGGAAAACCATTGCCGCTGAGTATGGGTTTAAGCCGGACGCCGAGCAGTTCTTGGGAAACGGTAGCGATGACGATATGCGTGCTAAAGCTGATGTTCTGAAGGCGAGTTTTGCTGGTGGCAGAAATACTACCATTGAGAAACAAGCCGAGCCTAGTGTAAGCAAGTTGCAACAAAAGACTGGTATTACAGTCGAAATTTAACTTCAACCTAACTTAACAAAGGAGATTTATTATGGCAGTTACTGATCTGCATTCTCTTGACATCTCTACCGCTATCGACAAGATTTTTGACGGTGGCGAAGCTAGAGGTGCTGTTTTGTCACTGATTGACGAAACCCCTTCTATCAACGTAGGCCAAAATGTGCCTCTAGTAATGGCTGGCCGCGCCAAAGGTGCTTTAGTCCACGAAGGTGGTGCAAAGCCTGATAATGGCCGCCAGGTTACTCCAAAACCATTTACAACTGTGAAATTAGTTTACTCTCAGAGAGTAACTGATGAGTTCATGATGTGGGATCGTGAGCGCCAAGGTGACTTCGTGTCTCGCTTGGTGTCTGACTGGACTCGCAAGAGCCTTCCACGCGACATCGATACTGTGGTTCTCCATGGTCTTGATCCAAATACTAACACTCTTGACACTAACTTGAGTGATTACCTAACCAAAACTGGTTCTAGCATTGCTGTGCCTGGTACTGGTACGACTGCACAGGCTATCGACACTGACTTCACTACTGCTGTTGCCGCTCTTGACGGACAAGACATCACTGGTGTTGCTATCGCTCCTGCAGCTGCCGCTAAATTGGCTTCTATCACTGAAGGCAACGAAAAGAAATATCCTGGCCTTGGTGTATTCGGTTTAACTGGTGGTTCTATCGCTGGCAAGCGTGCTGCTTCTACTCCAGAAGTTGCTGCTAACGGTACTGAGCTTATCATCGGTGACTGGAGCAAACTATACCTTGGTTTCGCTGGTGCTGCTGACTGGAAAGTTATAGAGTATGGTAATCCAGATGGCGGGACTTATGACCTACAAAACGTCAACCAAGTTTGTATCCGCATGGAACTCAAATTCGGTTTCCGCGTGTTAGATCCAGAAGCTTTTGCTGTTGTAGCTAACAGCTAATAATAACTTTAACAGGAGAACGAGATGAACAATAAAGACAATATTACGATTGGTCGTCCGAAAGTCGGCGGGGCTATTTACTATGCGCCTGCCGGCTCTACTCTCCCTACTGACGCTTCTACAACTCTCCCCAACACTTATGTGAACCTTGGTTATGTAACTGAAGATGGTGTGACACTCACAACTTCTGAAGAAACCGACATGATCAAAGCCTGGGGACCAGAGAACGTAATGGTAAGTCAGACTGACTTTGGTGAAACCGTAACTTATAACCTACTCGAAACCATCCGACCTGCAGTATTGCAGTACATGAGAGGTGCTGAGAATGTGGTTATAGGGTCAGATGGAGCCATTAAGTCTGGCACTACGGGAGAACAGTTGCCACGCGGAATCATCGTAGTTGACACTATCCAGAACAACGGTAGTGCGAACCCTCGCTATCACCGTATTGTTTATGGGGATTGTCAGATTACTGACCGCTCCGGTGACCAAACCTACAACAACAGTGATCCAGTAACTTTCCCAGTTACTATCACTGCCTTCAAATTCGGCTCACAAGCAATAAGTGGTAAACAAGTCTATCATGATGACTTCTGGACCGCTCCTGCGAGTGAGTAAGAGCCATTAGTTCGCCTCCTAAGAACTACGAAAAGAC